CGATGACCCTGGACGTCTACGCTGACCTTTTCGACGACGACCTCGACGAGGTGGGCGCGGCGATGGACGCCCTGCTACTTCGCGGGAATGTTGTCAAAATGTTGTCAGAAGGAACCGCTGACGCCGCGCAATCCAAGCTGTAGCAAGGCTTTCGGGCTTGGTGTCCCGGGGTTCGATTCCCCGCAGCTCCACCATTCGAAAGCCGCCGGAAATGGCGGCTTTTCCTTTATTCCCAACGGTTTCCGGCTCTTCACGTTCATTACGAACATGACAGAAATTACGTCGTTTTTTAAAAAATGTTGTCAAAATGTTGTCAGGACGTTGTCGGAGATCCGTCCCCGAGACAAGGAAAAATGGCCCCCTCCTTCGGCAGGAAGAAGGGGGCCATAAGACGTCATTCCCCTCGAGGGGGGCGTGGAAGGCGGAACGCGAAAGGGCCCCTCGCCCCGGAATCCATCCGGATGCGAGGGGCCCATGCCCGTCAGCCGACGTCGGTGACGGTGATCTTCAGCTTGGCGAGCTTGTCCCTGACCGCCGTCTCGACGGTCTCGGAGATCCGATCGGGGTCGGCGCCGTTGGCCGAGGCCAGCGTCTTGACCGCCTCGGACAGCGCGGTCACCTGCGTCTGCAGCGCGGCCAGCTGGGTCTTCAACGCGTTCACGTTGCCAGCGGTGCCGTTGAGCGCGTTGTACATGTTGCCGCCGAATGCGCTCTTCTTGTAGTTGTACTCCCAGATCAGATGCGGCAGTTCGTACGACAGCAGGTTGAACATGTTGCCGCCGGCCGGCGAATCCTTGTACTTGTATTCCCAGACCGCGGCCGCGATCTCCTGTGCTGTGGGCATATCGCCTCCCAATAGTTCGTTGGCTCTGTTGATGATCCTGTCGACCGGCAGCGCGTTCACGCACCGGTCCGGGCAGCCGTAGTGGTCGGTGCCGGGCACCTCGCGGTGCAGCCAGACGTTGCCCGCCCGGTTGCCGCTCGCGTCATGCCACAGGCTCGCCCATCCATAGCGGCGTGCGATGTCCGCGCACAGGCGTGCGCTGGCCTCGATCTCCGCGTCCGTTACGGGCACGCCGGCCATGCCGCCCTCATGCTCGATCGAGATGCCCGAGCAGTCGGACCGCCAGTCGGCGTCCGCCCAGGCGCCGTCGGCCTCGTCGACCCACTGGTAGGTCAGTCCGGTCGAGCCGATGCCGTAGGTGCTGGAGGCGGAGAAGCTGGCGCGTTGGAAGCAGCTGTCGGTGCCCGCCAGACGGCCGACCATGATATGCAGGGTGATGTGCGTCACCGAGCATCCACGTCGGCCGTCGTAATGGTTCGGGCTGCCGCGCCAGAGTGCGAGGCCGGACCCGGCCATCAGATCTCCCCGGGGGCGTCGTCCGATTCCGGCATGGATCCGGCGGCCCCCTCATCGGCTTCGTCGGCGTCGGCCATGCCGGCGTCGGCCAGCGCGCTGGCCGCGCCGATCGCGGCGGACTTGGCGGCGGTCAGGCCGTTGACCATGCCCTCCCTTTTCAGGGCGTCGACCAGCTGCTGGCCGGCGAGGGCCGCGGAGGTGACGTTCTGGTTCTTCCACCACCCCCAGATCGTCCCGCACACGCCGATGACCGCGAAGATGGCCGCCGACACCTGTTCGTCCGTGAACGGAAGCGTGTTGACGCCGGCGAGATTCAGGCCCGCATTGGCGAGCGAGTATAAGGTGACCAGGATGGTCACGATCGCCTTGAGCCGCTCCCCCGTCAGGCCGGGCAGGCCCGCGCCCGTGTTGTTGGCGTGTTCCGCCATGCCGTGCCTCCCTTACTTGATGCCGAGCTTCTTCTTGATCTCGAGCAGGATCTGGTACAGTCGGGGCACCTGGATCTTGTCGAGCCCGTACAGGCGGTCTCGCGCCTGCACGTCGTTGATGATGAACGTCCAGACCGCTTCCGCGATCTTGGCGGGCGTGTGCGTCTTGGAGAGTTTCTCCACGGCGGCGTTGGCCGCGCCGTCGATGCCTTGCAGGCGGTCCCTGCATTTGACGCCGTTCTGATCGAAGTTCCAGACCGCCTCGGCGATCTCCTGTGCTGTGGGCATGTCGTCCTCGCTTTCATATCGTAAATAGCAGTTCCATGGGAAGTTGTAGTAGGGTGAGATGTTCGTTTCACGGCCGGTCTGGTCCCCCGCCGTGCCATAAAGGCTGTTATGTTCGCTGCTCGACGCCTGGGCGAGTTGTCCTCCGCCCAGGTACACGGCGACATGGTTCACATCGTTCAGCAGGATGTCCCCGGCCTTCGGGTGGCCGTCGACGGGCAGCCGCTTCCAGCCGCGGCTGGTCAGGTTCACGCTCAGATCGGCGGTGTTGACGGCCGTGCCGGTGTCGAAGCCGGCCTCCCTGAGACAGTGGATCACCAGGCTGCTGCAGTCGCAGTTGCCCGCCTTGGGGTTGAAGTTCCACCGGTCGGACTGGCTGTAGCCCATGTTCGCGACCTCGCACCAGTAACGCATGCGCGCGATCAGCGTGTTCACGCTCGCCATCCGGCCTCCTCCAACGCTTCGAGGGCCTCCTGTTCGGTGACCTGTCTGATGTCGTCCGGCGGCGGGCCCTCGCCCTGCGGCGATGGGCGCCGCATCATGGTCTCGTCCATGATCCGTCCTCCTTTCCGCCCGGATGGTCCGGGCAAACGGGTCGGACCCTCTCCCGTATGGGGCGGGCCCGATGTGGTTGTTGGTTTGCATGCCCCGGGTCGGGGCACGGGCTTCGTGATGGGGCGGGACGGTGAGCGTCGTCATCGGGCCTGCTCGTCCATGGTCTCCGGGGCGATGTCCGCCCGCAGCTCGTCGGGCAGACGGGGTTTGGGATGCCGGAGCAGGAATTCGGGCTCGACAACCTCGCAATACCGTTGGAGCCAATGGGACAGGCTTCTCGTGTAGGCGGCGAGCATGAAGTATCTGCGCTGGCGCTCTTCCAGATGACGGATCTGTCTTTCCTGCGAGTCGACCTGTTCGCGCAACGGCCTGATGACGCTGTCGGTGAGGATGTCGCATGCCTGCGCGGCGATGTCGGCCGTGTCCTTGCGGCGGCCGGAGATCGCGCCGATGATCGCGCCGACCCCTCCGCCTCCGATCAGGGAGACGACGACCGCGGTCCAGAACTCAGCGCTGCTGAACAGGTCGATCGGCGGCATGTGACGGCTCCTTCGATGACGGCTGGCCCCGTGCGCGTCCGCTATGGCGTGCGGCGGCGGTGCGCGGGTCCGGGGGTTGGGGGTGTTGGTCGGAACGCATCCGCGTGTCGCGTCGTCCGTCAGCCGATGGGGTAGACAAGGAATCCGACGCAGGTCTGCGTGCTGCCCGCCGCGCCCATGTTCGCGACACGGATGACGCCGTTCGGCGCGACGATCAGCATGCGGCTCGTCTGCCCGTTATGGACCGTGCATGCCGCGTTGACCTCGAACTGCGGCCGGCAAGCCGCCGGCAGCGTGTACGGGCATACGCCGGAATCCCATGCGCCGCCGGCGATGGGGCCTTGGAAGCGGACGCAGACGAGGCGGCCGCGTCTGATGACCGTCCACCCCCCGGAGTCGTACAGGGTCGCGGAATCCCACATGTCCGCGATCGGATGCAATCGTCCGGCCAGCATGACCGGAGTGCCGGGGGTCAGCCCGTCGATCGGTATGCGGGCGATCTTGGCGTATGCGGTGGCCGAACCGCCGAGGATGCTGCCGGCGGGGACCGTGGGGTCGGCGGGCGTGCCGGCGGTGGGCGTGCCCTTGATGACCGTCCATGCGACCGATTCGATCTGGTTCGAGTCGCGCGTGTATTTCAGGCAGACCAGGTCGTTGCGTTTCTGTCCCGATTGGCCGGATTCGATGACGACGCTCTCGGCGGCGGTGACCCGCGCGTAGCGGCCTTCGACCAGTAGGTTGAGCGTCGGGATGAGCGCATGGTTCGCGTCCTGCATGGTGATGGCCGGCCAGGTGCCGTCCGCGCGTTGCAGGAGGTAGTCGCCGTGTCCCGCGATGGCGGCGGTCAGGCTGCCGACGTCGTCGCCGTCGATGTGCGGCCTGCCCTGTTTGCCCGTGACGAGTTCGGTGGTCATGAGGCCTCCTTGTCGGTTTTGTTGCGGATGAAGTCGTTGAACTCGGAATCCATGGTGTTCATGATGGACCTGTAGACGGCGTAGCATTCGTGGCAGAGCAGCCATTTCTGTTTGCTGCCGTTGACGTCGGTGCGTTCGATGTCGATCCAGTTCGCGAGGTGGGGCGAGCCGGCCGCCTCGTAGGCCTTGGCGTAGCATCGGTCGCATTCCAGGCCGATGATGTCGGTGGTTCTTGCCATCAGCTCATCCTTTCGTAGATGTATCCGTTCAGGCTTGGTCTCGTCTGCCATGTGCCGCCGTATTCGGCTCCCGGGCTGGCGGGGCTGGTGGTCCAGTACAGGGATCCGACCGGGTGGGCCGCGAGGAAGGACGCCGCGCCTCCGGCCTGGGCGCTGATGGTGCCGTCCGTGCCGACGGTGACGGTGGTCCCGTCGGGTTTGACGCCGCCCAATGTGGTTTCGCTGGCTACGGGCAGCGTGTACTTGTTCGCGTTCGCGGCGATGCCGTCGAGTTTCGTTTTGTCGGCCGCCGTCAGCAGGCCGGATGCGGATTGGGTGGCGGCCGCGTCCTTGGCGAGGGCCGTCCACGCCGTCCACGCCGTGCCGTTGTGGGCGCGCTGCCAGATCCTGCCCGCCGCGGGGTCGGCGAGCAGCTGCGTGGTCACGCCCATCGCCGAGCGTATGACGAGCAGGCCGAAATGCTGCACGCCCGGCGGCTTGCCGGCCACGCCGTTGCCTCCGGGCGCCCAGTAGGCGCCGGCCCCGGCCGCGCCTTTGATGTCGTCCAGGGATTGGCTGTCCAGCCGGATGCCGTCCGCCAGCGTGCCGGGCGCGGTGAGCGTGACGGCGTCGCCCGAACGCGCGGCGGTGACGGGGCGGATGCCCGCGATCGTCTTGACGCGGGCATCCGCGTTGGCGTTCGCGGCCGCGGCCTGGGCTTGGGCCTGGCCGATCTGTTCGGTGTAGCCCGACACCTGTTTGGCCGCTTCCGAAGCGGTCTTGGACACTTGTTCGAGGTCCGCCGCGCCGATTTCGGCCGAGAACGTCCACCCGTCCAGCTTCAGGCCGGCGCCGGCGTAGTACGCGTGACCTCCGGAGGTGCTTTCGGCCGTGCCCGACAGGCTCGTGCCCGTGGCGGCCGCGTCGCCGGCCTCGTATGAGACGGTGAGCGTGCCTTTGCCGATCTTGGCGATCTTCTTGGCGATCTCGGCGGTCACGGTGATGCCGTGCCGGTTGTCGCGGGCGGTGATGGTGTCGCCCACGTCGTAGGTGCCGGCCTCGCCGTCGATGCTCACGTCGACGCCGTCCGTCGACTGGAGCTCCTTGAGTTTCCTGCGTCCCTCCTTTTCCAGTTCGTCGCGTTTGGCGTTGTTGTAGTCGTATACCGCGGCCCGCTCGTCCAGGCCGAACAGTGTCTGGCTGGTGGAGATGTCGCCCTTGGCGTCGGCGTACAGGTCGATGACCACGCGGTCCTTGAGCTCGCCCTCGCCCAGGCAGACGAGATGGTTGACGGGGTTGCCGGTCCTCACCGCGGTGAAGTCGAGCCTGTCGCTGTCCACGTCGTCGCCGTAGGCCGTGGCCCGTACCGCGGACACGATCACGCGCCCGTCGCGTGTGGTGACGGCCAGTTTGGCGCCGGATGCCCTGAGCATGGAGCGGATGCCCGTGTAGGCGTCCACGTACCTGTTGAACCGCCAGTTGGCGATGGTGATGCCGCGGGTTCCGGACGCGACCCCGAACAGGTCCGTCAGGCCGATGCGGGCGATGAGCCGCCGCAGCACGTCGGCGGCCTCCCCGCCGACGGTCAGGTAGTCCATGCCCTGGTCCGGGGCGAGGATCTTGGAGGCGAGTATGCCGTGCCATGTCCTGCCGGAGCAGGTGAGCGTGCCGGTGGCGGTGTCGACGGCGGTCCTGTCGACGATGCCGCCGATCTCGGTGCCGTCGACCATCACCAGGCAGTCCTCGCCCACGTCGACGCCGGACAGTTCGAGGGTGAAGTCGTTCTCGTCCTTGCCCCACGCGCAGTCCATGGTGAAGTCCGTGACGGTGCCCAACGGCTCGTGTCCGGGGCCGGTGACGGCCAGTCCTATCACGTCCATGGCGGTTCCGTCCTTTCCTCGACCACGGTGACGTCGAAGTCGAAGTCGTTGAGCCACGCGATCTGCTGGATGCCGGGTTCGAGCGGCTGGAAGATGTATTCACCGCCGTCGAGGCCGGCGCCGCGGCGTGCCTTGCCGAACAGGTTGGAACGGTTGCCTTGCGCGTCGGCCATCACGACGGTCTTCACCGCGGAGGCGCCGTCGATCTCGATGCGGCCGCCTTCCGGCACGCTCGCGTCCACCTGGTACCGGTTCGCGCCGATCACGACGTAGGGGTTCGTGCACGGCCCGTAGATGGTGATTCTGGCCGGCTGCCGTATGGGGGCGGGGTTCCTGACGGTCTGGATGGCGGCCATGCCGCCCAGGTCGCACGGCAGGTCGCAGGGCAGGTCGAGCCATTGCGAGTCCTCGAACGTCTGCATGTGGAAGACGTTCAGGGATTCGCGCCGCCACACGCCGTCCACGAGCACGAACGTCAGCTGCGTCTCGACCATGGTCGGCGTGACCGTCTGCGGTTCGCTCTTCGCGATCCACGCGTGCGTCTCCCACTCGCCGTCCGCGACGAGCGTGCCCGGCACGCCGGATGCCATGTCCGCGTCCACGAGCCTGCGCAGCAGGTCGAGCGTGTCCGGCGAGTCGTGGATCTTCACCGTGGCGGTGGCCTCGCGGGTCTTGCGCGCCACCCCGCTCATGCCTCGCGATGCGAGGCTGTAATCCCACACACGCCCCCTCAACCCGGCAAGGGTCTCCCCATATAAGGGGCCCTCGAAACCGATGGACTCGCCCGTGGCCGCACACACATAACTCAACGTCCTCATCAGATGCTCCTTATGAGTCTCGCGAAGTCACGCTGCGTGAATGGCCTGTCGTCGGCGAGCGCGGCGGTGATGGTTTTGGTCAGTATGTCGAGTTTGTTGTTGGTGGTTTGGAGGAGTTGGTTGGTTTCCTGTTGTTGTTGGGTGGTGGTGTTTGTGCGGTTGGTTTTTGATAGGTCGTCGAGTCTCATGGTGGAGGTGAGTGAGTCCATGGATCGGTTGATGAGGTTGGTGGAGTCGTCGATGCCGAGTGCCATGCCTTTGCCGACCATGATGCCGACTTCATCTCGGAATACTCGTGATGGGGAGTGGATGCCGAGTGCGTTCTTGGCTTTGTCGACGAGGCCGCTCATCGCGTTCTTGATGTTGTCGTAGAGGCCGCCGATTGCGCCGCTGATGCCTTTCCAGAGGCCGTCGATGACTTTTCCTCCTGCTGATTTGAGCCAGTTGCCCGCGTCGGACAGGGCGCTTTTGACCTTGCCGCCGATGCCTTGGACGCTGCTGACGAGTGAGGAGACCGCGTTGCTGACGGTGCCGGTGATGCCGCCCCACACGTTGGACACGATGCTTTTCGCGCCGTTCCACAGGGTGTTCCAGATGTTGGAGATGGTGGAGCAGACTGTGCTGATCACGCCTCGGAGCAGGCTCACGCATGTGGACACGATGGAGCAGATGCCGTTCCACACGGTGGACGCGACGTTCTGTATGTCCGCCCAGACCGCGCTCCAGTTGCCGTTAACGATGTCGAGGACGGTTTGGATGATGCCCTGGATCACGGCGAGCGCGGTGCTGACCAGTGTGGTCACGATGCTCCATGCGGATTGGACGACGGTGCCGAGGACGTTCCAGAATCCGTTCCAGATCGGGCCGACGACGGCTACTGCCGTTTGGAAGATGGCTTGGATCACCTGCATGCCTGCCTGCAGCATCGGTGTGACGATCGCGATGAAGGTCTGGATGTTGGTCTGGATCTGTTGGATGGCGGCCGTGACCGTCGGGCCTATCGCGTTCCACACGTTCTGCACTATGGTGCCGATGAGGGTCCATGCGGTCTGCCAGGTCTGCTGGAGTTGGGCCATGGTCTGCGTGATGAACGTTCCGATGGCCGTGAGGACGGGCTGACAGACCGTGCCGATGGATTCCCATACGCCCGTGAACCATGAGACGAACTGGCTCCACATGTCCCGTCCGGTTTTGGTCTGCGTGAAGAAGAGCGCGAGCGCCGCCACGACGGCTCCGATGGCGGTGACGATCAGCATGATCGGGTTGGCGTCCATCGCGAGGTTGAACGCGAGCTGCACCGCGGTCGCGGCCTTCGTGATCGCGGTCCACGCGGACTGTGCGGCCTTGACGACGTTGAACGAACCGGCGAGTTTCGACAATGCGCCCGCCATGCTGCCCGCGTCGGATATTCCGCCGATCAGGTCGAACGCGGCGGTCGCGGTCTTGGTGATGCCGCCGGCCATCGTCGTGATGGCCTTCAGGCCGCCGGTCACGGCCTGTACGCCGGAGGTTATCGCCTGCCAGCCCTTCATGGCGAGGAACGCGGCCGCGATGGTCTTCAACGCGGTGGCGATGAGGGCGCCGTTGGATTGGGCCCATTGGCCGAGTCTGCGGATCCATTCGCCGACGGGCCTGATGACGCCGGCCAGCGTGTCGAGCACGGTGGAGAACCGTTGCGCCATGTCGGACGCGGTGGCCGCGCTGTTGTCGAATCCGAGCATGTGCTGCACGGTCTGTGTGAGCGCCGATGCGAGACCGGCCAGGCTGGTGGCGATATCGAGGAGGCTTTCGAGGAACGGTTGCAGCGAATCGGATGCGGCGAGCCGGTTGACGAACTCCTTCGCCCATCCGACCGCGTTCGACAATGCCTGAGTCATGGAGGCGAGCGTTCCCCCGAGCGTCGATACCAGTGTGGAGCACGCCGATGACGCCCTGCCGCCGGCGTTCAATCCGGAGACGAGCGATATGAGCGCGCCGGCGAGCCCGGCCAGTTGCGCTTTCAGGCTGACGGCCGCCGAGGCGAGCATCTGCAGGCCCGGAATGCTTCCGATCGTGTCGTCCAACGATTTCAGTTTCGCCTGTATGGTCGGGATGGCGTTCTCCAGGCCCGACTGCAGTGACGCGCCGACCTTCTCCAATGTCGGTTTCACCGTGGCCGTGAACGAGTCGATGAGCGGTATCGCCTGGTTGAACAGGCCGCGCAGGCCGTTCAGGAGCGGTGTGGCGGCGGTTTCGCCCAGACGGCTCAACGCGGCCTTCACGTTGGACAATGCGCCGGTGAACGTGTCGCCGGCGGACTGCGCGGCCCCGCCCAATCCTTCCTTCATCGCGTCGGCGAACGTCTGGAAGTCGATCTTGCCTTTCGACACCATGTCCGACACGTCGGCGCTGGTCTTGCCCAGATGCTTGCCGAGCATCTGCAGGACCGGGATGCCCGAGCTCATGAGCTGGAGCATGTCGTCGCCCTGCAGTTTGCCGCGGGCCGCGACCGACCCGAAGATCGTGCCGATGTCCGTCAGGCTCCTGCCGCTGATCTGCGCCGTGTCGGCGACGGTCTTGAGCACTTCGGTCAGCTGGGTGCCCTCCGCCACGCCGGACGCGCTCAACGACGCGGCCACGGTCGCCGCGTCGCCAAGGCCGAACGCGGTGCCCTTCACGGAAGCGAGCGCGTCGTTCATGATTTCGGCGACGCTGTTGCTGTCGTGGCCAAGGCCTTTGAGTTTTGCCTGTGCGTTTTCGATGTTGAGGGCGCGTTCGAAGCCGCCCTTGGCGGCGAGCACGGTGATGCCGGTCGCCAGGCCGGCGATGGTGGCGGTTCCGGCCTTGCCTATCTTGCCGAATGCGCCGGCGAGTTTCGACATGAGGTTCGATGAGCTTTTCCTGGAGGCTTTGTCGACCGCGTCGTTGATGCTGCCTTCGATGCTTTTGCCGAAGCCCTGTCCGGAGGGTTCGACGTGCACGTAGGCCACGCCGATGTCCTGCGCCATCGCGAATCATCTCCTATAGGTCGTCTTCGATGTGGAAATACCTTTTGAGCCGTTCCCTGTCCTCGCGTTGCCTGCGCGTGAGGCCGTGCGTCCGTGCGGGTGGGCGCAGCGGGTCGTTGGCGTGGTCGCTCCATGGACGTTTGCGTGGCGGCACCTGCAGCCATGCGGCCTGTTCCGCGTCGCCCGGCGCGTAGGTCATGCCGTTGAGCGCGGCCCATGAGTGGCTCGTGCGGTCCTTGAGGATTTCACGGGTCAGCTCCCATGCGAGCCCCCAGTCGACCTGCGGTCTCGCGCCTTGCGCCCATTCATGGAAGCGTACGGGCCGGTATATCCGCCCGTATGCGCGGATCCAGTCGTACGCTAGCGCCGCGCGATGCCGGTTCCAGAGTTGGGCGAGGTAAGCGCTTTTGGGTCCAGGCCGGATTCGTCGGCCCATGCCTTGACGGTGGCGGTCAGGTAGGCGATCGGACGGTCGGTCCGTCGCAGCGCGTTCCAGAAGTCCGGCCGCATGTGCTGGAAGTAGGCGAGGAACGTGGCGAACACGGCGCTCTTCTCCTCTTCGGAGAGGACCTGCCTGCTTTTGACGAGCAGGATGGTCTGGACGAGTTCGATGGGCAGTTCCGCGTTGTCGAGGTTCGGCAGGTCGAGTCTGACGCCCGCGACCTCCAGATGCACGTCCGGTTTGAGTTCGGCCGCGTCGTTCAGGTCGATGTCGACGATATGGTAGCTGTTGTCCGTCATGGCGGTCTCCTTGATGGTGGTCGGCGGTCCGGAAGGGTTCCCCGGCGCGGCGGGACCGCCATCGGGCCGCGTCGGGGAGGAATGAGGGATGTCAGGCGGTTTCGGTGATCAGGCCCCAAGCGTGGAACTGTTCGCCGTTGCTGCCCTTGAGCATCTTGAACGTCATGTCGAAGCTCATGATCTCGGAGGATTTCAGGCTCACGTCGCCACGGTCGGAGATCTTCGCGTTCGTGCCGTACAGGAGGAACGGACGGTCCTTCTGGTCGAGGGCGACGAGCACGAGGATCCATTCCTTGGTCAGGCCCGCGCCCTTGATGCCGATGCCGCCGTCCGAGGAGACGTCCACGTCGAAGTACGCCGAGATGACGTCCTTGCGGCCTTCCATGCCGGCCAGCTGGAGCGTCCAATAGCCCGGGTCGGTGTCGGACAGGACGATGTCGCCGTTATGCCCCTTGTAGTCGGTGCTGTCGCCCGGCTCCGGATGCAGCACGGCGCCGTCCTCGGTGGAATAGCCGATCGGCTTCTTGCCTGCCGGCGGGGCCCATTTCACTCCCGTCGGCGCCTGGAACGTGCCGTTGCCCTTGGGGAAGAGGAACAGCGCGTAGTTCTTGATGAGTCGGGTGTTGCCCGCGTCGTTGCCGCTGGAAACGTACCCGTAGTCGGTGGCTCCCTGTTCTGGCATGGCGTTTCTCCTTTCGATCGTTTCGTAAAAAAATTGTCGGGGTTTCAGGCGATGGAGACCTCCAACAGGAGCACGCCGTACGCGTACGCCTGCAGGCTGTCCTCATCGACCATGCGTACCGGCCCGGATTCCAGCGACGCGTTGTTCAACGGTGCCGTGGTCCCGAGCCTGATGATCTCCGCGCACACCTGCGCCCAGATGTCCGCGGCCTTCTGCCATCCGCCTGAACCGCGCCGGACGCTCACGCGCAGGCGCACATACTGCGAGATGGGCGTGCACATGCCCTGCATGCTGTCCGCCAGGGTGACCTCGACCGGCGGATCGTCGTGACGGCGCACCGTGCCGAACGTGTAGTCGGGCAGCCTCTCACGCAGTAGGGGCAGCAGGAGCGAGCCGGCGCGCACCGGAGTGACGGGCACGCTCATACGCGCATCCTTCCGAGCGTGTCCTCCAACGTGCCGTGGGCCGCCTCCACCGCCGACGGGCAGAGGATGGCCACGCCGCTGCGATTCGCGCCGTCATGGTCGCGCACCATGCACCGGCTGTCGGTGACGGCCGTTTCGGCCGCGTCCCTCATGCGCGAGCGCAGCGTCTCGTTTTTGAGGATCTGTTCGCTGAACGCCTTGCGGTTGAACACGAATCTGCATCGTTTGGCCATTAGCCCGTCCTTTCCGTGGCTTGGATGACATCGCCGACATGTCGGCCGTGCAGGTCATGCCAGACCTGTGGTCGGCCGTTGACGTGCAGGAGCTGGCCTCGCACCTTGACCAGGTCGGTCGGTTGGATGCCCGTCGGCTGGCGTCCTCGGATGTAGAGCGTGTAGGCGAGGGTGTCGGGCCGGCCGGACTCGTCGGCCTGATCGTCGTGTTCGGTTGGGGCGACCATGGCCCGCAGGGTTTTGACGGGGGCGGGGTCGCCTTGGATGGGATTGCCGTCCACGTCGGTCGTGGCCGTGCCTCGCCACACTTCGATGGTTTCCATCAGGATGCCTCCCCCGTGGCCATGTCCACGCTGAACGTATGTTGCGCGCCGATGCCGAGGAGGCGTTTCTCGTCGTCGCGCAGGTACATGTCGCCGGTCGGGGCGTCGAACGAATACTGTTCGGAGAAGCTTCCGGTGGTCTGGTTCATCTGCGTGACTCCGCCGGGGAATCCCGTGGAGTCGGCCTGCATGATCCTGCGGACGATGTCGCACGTGATCTTCGTCAGCAGGCGCGGCCGCTCGGTCCGGAGTTTCCGCCAGATGGGCGAGCGCACCTTGATGTATTCGGTCACGTCGCCCAAATGGACGTCCGCCTTCGTCTTCTCGTCCGAAGTGAGCGCATGCCATCGCCGTTCGAGATCGTCCGTGGAGGCGAACTGGTCGGCGTCTGCCATGATGGCCTCCCCTCCCCGTTTCAGGCGAGCACGCCGGCGGCCTTGAGCTTGGCCATCAGACCGTTGATCTTGGCGATGATGGCCGCATTGTCGGCGGTGCTGTTGAGATCGGATTCCGCGGATTGCTTGAATACGCCGCCACGCTGGCTCGCCGTGGGTTCGGAGACTGCGCCGGCCGCGAACGGGGTGCCGTCGGGGTTGACGAGCCGTACCTGCGCGTCCAGCGGGCCGATCGTATGTTTCTTATCCGCCTTGTTGACCACGAGGGTCTGGATGGGAAAGCTCATCGTCCGCCTCATTCCGTGGTCTTGAGCGCGGCGAACGCGTGCGGGTCGATGACCGCGAACGCGTACATCGCCTCGGTACGGTAGGCGATCTGGTTGCGGGCCTTCAGATCCACGCCGGTCTGGTCGGGGTCGCCGTAGGCGATGATCTCGCTGGTCAGGTCGCGGACCATGCCCCATTTGATGAGGCTGAAGTCGCCCATGAACGCGAGCACCTTCGTTTTGACCGTGGCCAGTCGTCCGTTGACGGTGCCGGAGGTCGCTGCGGTGATGCCGTCCAGGCTGCCGGCCTGCAGGTTCAGCGGGATCTCCGGGTAGAAGCGCATGCCGGTGGACGGGACGCGTAGCTTGCGCAGGCGGGCGGCCCAAGTCTTGGACAGGGCCACGCCGTTGATGTCGTAGGTGTCGTTCAGCGCGTCGGCCAGGGCGTCCACGTTGCTGATGTCATCGTCCGTGGCCGTCACCTGCATCGCCGAACCGCTCAACGGATCGAAGCCGCTGAGCGTCGACCCTGTCTTGGGATTGACCGCATGATAGACCACGTAGTCGAGCGCGCGGCCCAACGCGGCGGCCTGATCGGCCTGGATGCTGCGGATGATCTGCAGCTGGTTGTCCTCGTCGGCCCACTGCAGTTCGCTGGTGACGCGGGTGGTGGTCTGCACCTTGAACCGTTTCGCCACGACCTGGTCTACGGTCTGCTCGTAGCTGGACTTGACGGCGCCCTCGGCCACCACTTCGGCCTCGCTCTTGCCGTTGAACACGAGGTAGTCCGCGTCGGTGAAGATCTGCGGGGTGCTGGGGCTCAGGGACGCGATGGTGCTGGTGTCCTTGGCCTTGTTCACGATTTCGGTGGCCACGCTCACCGGGAGCTTGATCTGGCCTGTGGTCATTGCCATGATGGTTGTCCTTTCGGTTGATGGGGGTTATTGGCCGAGCAGTTTGCGGATGTAGGAGAGCTCCTCGGCGTCCTTGCTGTTGTTCTGATGCGACGGGGTCCCCGCCTGGTTCCTGACCTGGGCTCCTTTGGATGCGGGATGCAATGCCGCATGCAGGAGGTTCGCATGCTCCTCGAGTTCTTCCTTGGTGCCGCCGCGCAGCAGGCCGGCCGGCACGTCCTTGGCCTTCGCGACTTCGGACACCCATTCGGCATGCTGCCGTTCGGCGGCCGCGTCGTCGATCTGCTTCTGCAATGCGGCGTTCGACTCCTTGAGCCTGTCGAGTTCGCTCTTGCCCGCGTCCTGCGCCTCGTCGAACTTCGTGGCCTTGTCCTTGAGCTCGTCGTAGTCCTTGTACTTGCCGCGCTCCTTGGCCAGCCGTTTTTCGACGATCTGGTCGACCTGCTCCTGGGTGAACGACTTCGGCTGGCCGTCTTCGCCGCCACCATCGGAACCGCCTGCGGGAGGCTCGCCGTCGACCAGGCGGATATGGGTCGGAAGATGGAATCTGATACGCATGTTTTGCGCTCCTTCTGCTTGTTTGCCCGTGGAATCGAGTTCGACCGCGCCACGGTGCGCCGAATGGTCCTCCCATGCGATGCGGCGCACGGTAGCCGCCAGCCGGACGGCTGGTTGAGTGGCGGATGCAGGATTCGCACCTGCGCGGCATGACACGTTTTCGGACCATGGTCGTACGCGTCATGCCGTTCTGGCGGTCCGCCGGGGAAAATGCTATGATATAGGCGAATGGGACAATCTCTGGCTCTGCTAATAGGGACTTGGATTGTCCTATTTGATTCTGGTTATCGTCCCGTCCTTTCTCACTTGGATCACCTGCCCGATGCCATGTTGCATCGCCCGTCGCAACAGTTCGGCTTCAAGCTCGTCATCATCGATTCCGACCGACTTGCCGTTGAACACGACGCGGCATTCCGTCAGCGGATTGGGATAGGCGTTGCCGAACTGTCTTTTCGCCTTGCGTAGGTTCGATTCGACGGTGCGGATATTGGAGCCCGTCGGACTTTTGATCTCCCACTTGCTGGCGTTGATCAGTATGTCTATGTTCGAATAGCCGTCCGGTGAATCCTCCGCCAGCGTGGTCACGGCGAACCCGTTCCCCGCCAAGGCGTCTATGGCGAACAGGTCACGTGGCTCGTTCTTCCCGATGCGTTCCCTCGGCTTGAGATACGTGACCGGTGGGATGGTCCCGTCGTGGACCCATGTCCTGTCCCGTGTGCCCATCTCGGCGAGGATCCGGTTACGCCGCCAATTATCGAATCGTTGTTCCGGTGAAGTCCGCGTACGCAGGTATTCATCGCTGGTGAGCCTGTGTTCGATCGCCGCCCTGCACTGGTCCCACCGTTCGGACATGCCATCCGGGTCAAAGCCGGTGAGCTTCTGCCTGCCCCAGCTGCACACGATGTCGCAATGGCAGTGGCCGTCATGGAATGTCGGGCCGAAGTCGGCGCTTTCCTCACTCAGATAGGCGAAGCCCCTGGTGGAGAGCATGACGCAGAACGGGCATGGTTGGGAGCCGCGTGGGACGCGCGCCCACTTGGGTTTCGTGGGATCGGCCCGCATGACGCGCATCGTGGTGAGTCTCGCGGCGCTGTTCGCCATGTCGGCTATGAACTGCTGCCAGTCGTCGATGGTTTCCAGATCGGGCCACAGGTCATCGATGGTCAATCCCGCTTTCGACGTTCCCTCAACCAGTTCCTTGTAGTTCAGCCCGTTCCAGTCCGTTCCGGCGAAGCCGCCTTTCATACGGTACAGGACCTCGTTCGGGTCGATTAATTCGGGATGGTCGAATTCGGTGAGGTCCATTCCGGCCTGTTCCGACCAGATTCCGCGCAATTGGGAGAAATAGTCGTCGGCGAGCTGCGCGGCCTGCAACGAGTAATCCTCCACCACGTCTCGCATGAACAGTGGATCGGATTCGAACTGCCGTTCAATGGCGTCCGCGGCTTCGTCGGCCAATGCCTCGAGATCGGCTACATATCCCTTGTATGCTTGGTCAAGCAGACGTTGAAGCTGCCGACGGTTCGTCTCCGGAATATCCAGACTGTTGAGATCCATCGCCGGCCTCCTTGGATGTTCCCGTGGACGCCAGACGCGCCTTGAGCTGGTCTATCTGCGTTTTGGCGCGTTGACGGGACTGATCCGCCCTCAGTCGGGTGATTTCCTCACGGCTCAGGCCCAATCGTTCGAGTCCGACGTCGGAATCGGCGTATCCGGTGACCTTGTCCGCGATCTTGGTGAACGCGTCGGCGCGCGCCGAGTCGGAAACCTCCCTTGTCGGAGCCCAGACGGGATGTATGTCGCGCATGGAGTCCGGGATCGTGTTCGATCCTTCGCGCAATGCCACGGCGATGCCCATGGCCCGTTTGAGTTCACGTCCGAAGGCCGTGTTCTGCTTGTCGGCGATGCGCGTCAGTCTGCGTTCGGCGGATGCCATCGCCTCCGCGCTGGTCGGATTGTCTAATGTGATGCCGAGGTAGTCGACCGGTACGCGCGTCTGGGACGCGACGAGCATGGCCATGGTCTTGAGCATGTCGGAATGCGGTTGCATGCTCGCCTGACTGACCTGCTTCAATTCGGGCACACGATCATCCGCGTCATAGCTGATCGCGTTGATTGCCTGGATGAGGCTCGTCCACGTGTTGCTGCTGAACGCGTCCTTGTTCGCTCCGATGAACCAGAGCTTGGGTGCGGAATAGAATTCGGCGGACGCCTCCATACGCACCACGGTGCGGAATCCCGCATCGACGAGGCTCATGAGCGAGCGGCTGATGCGGCTGTGGCCGAACGGCCTGTCCATCTGCCTGTCGTACGCGAGCGACACGGCCGTGGGCTGGTCGAAATGGGTCTCGTGCCTCTCCGCGCGCCATGGCAGGATGCGGCCCGAGCATTCGTACACCCTGCCGGGCAGCCAGACGTCGAATCCGCAGATGCGTCCGTCCTTGTCGTCCTCGGTGATGGTCAGCGCTGCAGCCAGGCGGTGGCGGCGCCGGTCCCAGATTCCCGCCGACCAGTCGGCCGATCTGGGAATCATGATGATTCGTCCGGAATCATCGGGATCGACGGCGATGGTCAGGAAGCTGCATGAGTGCTTGTATGCGGAGACGATCAGCTCCGACGCTGCCACGTCCAGCTGGTTGTCCTCGAACAGGTCGGAGACCCCCATCGTGTCGTCGCCGGAGACGCTGAACCCTTCCAGATCGCTCAGGTCGCTCAACGATCGGACGGCGAGTTCGGGCCATCCGATCATCGCCTCGACCTTGTTTTTGATCTGATCGGGGATCGAGATGCCGAAATCCTTGAACCGTTCCTTGCAGTCGTAGTATGCGCCACGGATCAGGTTACGCGGATATTTTTTACGCCACACGCGCAGCAGTTCACGGATGACTGGCATGTCCTCATCGTCGACGCCCTTGATGCTGGTGATGTTTCCGCTGGCCACGTCGAGATACTCACTGCCGGTGAATTTCGGTGCCGATCCGATGATCGTGCCATCCGTCAGGTAGAACGCCATCAGATCATCACCTCCTGTCTGCGGCCCGGATGCCGTCTGGTCGTGAAGGCCCCGTACAGGGCAAGGGTCGTCGATACGAGCGGTGTGATGTCCACGTCGCTGCCGAGCTTGTTCCAGGCGATCGCGCCGGACTGGCCCAACGGTCGCGTGGACGCGCCCTTGACCGCGGCGGCCAGCTGCGGCTGGTATTCGTCCGGCGGATGCTTGAGGTTACCCGCCTTGAGCATGTCGAGGAAGCGGCCGCAGGCGCGGCCCATCTCCTGCATGTTCGTCACGGTGACCCTCACGTGCGCCTTCTTGAGTTCGGGCATCAGGCTCATGGCCGGTGACTGGGCGTCGATGACCACGCTGGCGGTCTTCGGCCATCGCTCCCTGAGCCAGTCGACCGCCCACATGGTTCCCGCCTGGCGTGCGTCCTTGATGTTCGCCATCTGGATGACCGCCGTGCCGTCAGCGTATTTCAGGGCGGCGCCGATGGTCAGCACGCTCCGGTCGGGTGGCATGTCGATGCCGAAGCTCACCGTCCCGCCCTCGGGTACCTCGTCGATCGACGCGGCCTGCCACTGGTCGGGGTCGATGGCGTAGGCACTGGCCACTTCGTCCCAGATTCCCAACGCCTCGCGTCGGAACGAATCGTCGGACAGGTTGTTGCGCATGCGCAAGATCGCCGTTTCGCCGGTGCGCTTCGGATAGCTCGGGTTCGCCTTCGCCCACTGTTCGCGGTCGTCCGGATCGGCGTCCCTGTCGGCGGCGAGTTCCACGTACAGCAGGTTCCCGTCGCCGTTCATGGCATGCCGGCGCTTCTCGGCGAACGCCTCGCTCTGGTCGCCCGGTTTGGGAGGGTTGCCCATGAACACGACCAGAGGGTTCGGACTGGTGTTCAGGATCGGGATCATGTTGTCCAAAGCGCGCACTGTCAGGATCTGCGCTTCGTCGAACACGGCGACGTCCACGCTGTGCAGGCCTCGGCCGAATCCGTTCTCGCGTGCGCCGAACATGATGCGGCTACCGTTGGAGAACGTGATCTCCTGCTGGCCGTTCGCCCGGCGGATGCGTTCCACGTACCGGCCGAGCATCGGATTATGCTCCATCTCGCACATGTCGGCGAACGTCTCATCGGAGGTGCGCGTATGATGCGCGGTCCAGATGACCTTCAGTCCGGGTGTGAGGATCGCCTTGAGGAACAATGCGGTGCCGACGGTGAATGTCTTGCCGATCTGCCGGCAGCTGGACAGTACCGCGCCGTCCGAGCCGCACGCGTATTTGCCTTCCGCCGTTTTGGAGAACAGGAGCCACAGGAAGCCCTGCTGCCATAGGTCGAAGTGGATGCCGGCTTTGGCGGCGGCCTTGTTGAGTTTCGGGAATTCGCTGCCGACGATGCCGGACGGCTGTTTGAGTACTGGGGCGATTTCAGACAATCGACGCTCCGACATCCTCCGTCACCTCGTCTTCCTCGTCGTCCAACAGGTCGTTCAGACCGCCGCCCTGCCGGGATTCGATGCGTTCGCACACGGCTATGAGCTGGCGGCTGATCGCAGGCAGCGCGTTCGCCGGCGTCGCGGAATCGTCCATCGCCTTGAGCAGCCGGTCACGGTTGGCGCGCAGCATGTCCAGCATGCTGCCGTCCATCATCCGCTCGAAGCTCCGCTGGTCGAGATCGCTCGCCGGCGTGCCTGCCGGCTCCGGCGTCTTCGCTACGTTCTCGTTTCGTATTGGCCTCTTCTCTTTGGAATCCGTCGGGCGTTTTTTCCTCCGCCGGTACTTCGCCTTGTTCCTGCAGGATTCCGAGCAGTACCGCTGCCGCTTGCCATGGCCGGAAGGCTGGAATTCAGCGCCGCATATCTCGCAAATCACCTTTTCGACCTTTCACCCATTACCCCGTTTCACCCATTTGCAACCGTGGGGAGAGAACGGCTCTGCACCCGAGGAGACCTTAGGGGGTGAGGGGGAGGGTGTCCCGCCCTGGTACGGTCCGGTCAGATCCTGAACGTCTTGAACGGCAGCGAGCTTGCCTTCAGGGCCTGTCTGCCCGCAAGCAGCGCTCTTGCGTGTTCGTCTGTCTTGTCGCTCTTCAACCGGTTGCAGACGCGGTGCGTCAGTCGGCAGTTGGCGAAGGTGTACGGGTCGCCGCCTCGTGAGACCGGTATGAGTTCGTCGACCTCGGCGCTCATCGGATGTGGTGTCTTCAATGTCTTGTCGACTGGCTTGCCACAGATGGCGCACACGTCATAGGCGGCCAGCACTCTTGCTCTGAGCTGTCTGCGCCGCCAGCCGTTGCTGACGCGCTCGTTGCGCCGCTTGCTCATGTGGCCTCCCACGTGTATGGGGCCCAGGGTGTTATGGATTTGTCAATGATTATCTTCGCCGTTGGCTTGCTGGAATGCCGGTATAGGGGCTCCCGTATATGGACACTCCCGTGTCTTGTAGGGGCTCCCCATCATCTGCGAATACCCCTCCCGGATTTGTTTCATACCCCGGAGTCTTTAAACATTCGGATTCGCACGCCTGTTCTTGCGTACCTCCTGCCGCCGTCTTATAGCGGCAGGCATCTGATAGACATAATTCAAAAACGTTGCAAGAAATCCGAGCATATCATCAGCATCCTCCTCACTGACCGGTTCAGTGAAATCGCCGTGAGCCATGTCATTGCCGAGATAACGTATCTCATGCGCCTCATCTTTAATCTGCTCACTGATCACGCCATTGGCTGCCAGCTCATCAATTTTCGAAGCGAGATTGCCTTTCGTCACTTTCTTGTCTTTGGCCGTCGCTTCAAGTACGCTGCGGGCCATAAGGATCGCAGCTCGATAGGAACGAATACTAAAGCAGGCATATGCCTCGCTAGCAGCATCTGCGATATGTTGCGGCACGTCTTCGAACTCCTTTCCTAAAGGTTCATCTGGGAGCCAAACGAACGGTTGGCTCCCATCGTTCTTAGAAAATACCGAATTCGCATCGAAACGATCAAAGCCATCGTCTACATACGCAGCCATTAATGCGATATTCGGATATCCGCAATAATCACATTTGAAGAAAGCGGCCCAAATCGAATCCTTATCGGTTTGATATGAGTCGCCCATTCTGGTCATGTGCGCAACTTGATGACAGTGCCAGCAGGTTCTTGAAGCCATGCCATTGATTCTACGCTTAAGCGCCTTCGGCGGGATTCGAACCCGCGTCCACACGCGGCCACAAGGAAGAGAATCCAATAAAGACTCGCGGCCGGTACGATCTACCACTGATTCCTACGAAGGCGGACGTGCAGACGACGTTAACAGCCTGCACGATTGGAGCCCGGTACGCACGCGATTTCAGGTCGCGCCCACAGGCTGAGGCGTGTCCGATATGCCTCTCGGACAGGACGGGACTTACCAGAGGGAGTTAGGAGAATCCATTGGCGGATATAAGTGAGGGTCCAAACCGTGTGTATCGGTTTGAACCCTCTAATCCACTGACAATTCTGCCTTGCACTTCGCAAAAGGTCAAATCACGTCATGGCGAGCGAGGCGCGCGTGAACGTCGGACAGGCGGTACAGCGGTTGTCCCTTGTCGTTGCTGCCGGTCGGCTGAAGCCTGCCACGCTTGCGCCACGAGTAGATCGTGTTCACGCTGCACTGGAAGCCACACTCGCGCAGCAGCTCCGCGCACTCCCCCGCCGTGAACGCCCTGCCTGATTCGATGCACTCCCGCAGGAATCCCAATCGCACGTCGACCACGCGATAAGTGTTGCCGCACACCGGACAGTTAACACTTACCGCACCGATTTCAGCGGTCAACTCCACACCGCACAAAGGATTCAGGCACCTGCCGATGCCGTGCCTGGATGGCGGCACGTCGATGATGCCCAGCGTCTTACGGGCCAACCCCTCCCAGTCATGCCAAATCAAACCAATGTCCGGCAATCGTGAAAGACGATCGCAATCCGCACAAACACTCAGGCACTTCGATACGGACGGATGAATCCTGCTATCAGTCCACGGCATGGCAGACGGAGCATACAACCGTCGCCAAAGAGCGACAGCCAGATCATCGATCTCCTGCAGATGGTCAATCACAGACAACCTGACCGGCGTCGGAGCCGAAGCCAAATTGGTCCGGCCGGGCTGATGGCCACCATAATGTGCGGTGCTGTCCAGGAACTCGCGCAGGGCTTGGATCCATGACGGATAGTCGCGGAGCCATCCTCTCATTACGGCATCACACTTGTCACACAGCGTATTGCGAAGATTGCACTCCCCGCCGCACACTTGGCACATGCCGGCGAGCGCTGGCTTGTTTGGGTTGGTTTGTGCTGGTTGTGTCTGGTTTGGTGTTGGTTGGGATTCGTTGGTTGGTTCGTTCATTTGTTCGATTCCCGCTTCCGGTGGTGTAGGCTGGTTGGTGGTGATGCCAGGGCCTGCCGGAGACGGTGGGCTCTTTTCTATGCCTCATGCTCCCGTATCCATGCGTCGATGTCCGAGATGCGGTAGACCACGAGGTTGTATCCCAATCTCACGCATTGCGGGCCGACGCCCCTCTGACGCCACTTCGCCAACGTCCTGGGCGAGACCCCGATCATCCGCGCGGCCTCACGGGACTTGAGCATCCTGTCCTCCATACCCATCTCCCTACTCGCCCGGCTCACCGTCGGGCCCGTATCCCCCGACCGCCTCGGCGGCCACGCCGTCCAGCCCGTCTTCCATCGCGGCGGCGAGATGGCCATACCAGTCCTCGACGTCCGGACCCTTCGCCATCCAGCCGCAACCGCAAACGATGCGGCCATGGCCGTCGATGCACGGCTCGAGGACGCCGTCCGAACCGAAGTCACCCAGATGGTCGGCCAGCACGTCCTTCACGGCCTGCGCCCTGGACCGCGGCGGGGCCGAGAGCAGCCTGTCCACGTGCTCGCCGAACTCCCGCCATGAGTCGAACCGGCACCCGCATCCACGGCAACGGACCTCCGGCGGACTCCAGGTCATATATCCGGCATGAGCCGCCGCCAGATTGCGTCTCCCACTCATTTCACACCCCTTGCTTTCACTTCCGTGGGCATCGGCCCGCCATGGCCGAGCATGGATTCACAGTGACGAATCACGCGCGCGAAGACGTCCGCTTCATGCGTGCAAAAATCAACTGGCCGTACCGGGTCATTGACAAGGCCTTTCCCGTCCTTCCCGCGCCATTGCAGTACGTAATCGCGTTCCTTGCCAAGCCATTCGATGAGTCCGCTGAGGGCCTTATCCTCCTCCCTCATGTCACTCGTGGTGAGTTCGCCGCGTCGGCATCGGAACGGGTTCCGCATATCGCGTTCCTCCCTCCCGTTGGCGGCGAGCGCGTCCCTGGCCATGATGTAGGCGTGGTATCTGGCCGAGGCGTTCTCCTCGAGGATCCTGTTGCCCATGCGCATGCCGTTGTCGGCCGCTTCGAGTTCCCGGGCGATCAGTTCGTCGAGTATGCCGATGGCGATGTCTCCATCTTTCATTGTTGTTCCTTTCCCTTGTCGTATTCCGTGGAATAGCCGAGCAGGCAGTTGACCAGGATCCCGACCGCTTGGCGTTCACCACGGCTCCTCGCCTTCGTGTTCGTTCTTGGCGTCGTCGTAGCCTTCGTCGTATACGTCGTCGAGCAGCGCCTGGAACTCGGGGGAGGCGAAGAACGTTCTGATGGCGTCCTTGGCCACGCGTCTCCATGGCTCCTTGTCCTCCATGGCCATCTCGTTCCAGGGGCGTGGATGGCGGCGGCCGTTGCGGTACCAGTGCAGGTAGATGGCCTTGGCCACCGTGTTCTGCGTCTCCAGACTGATGCGGATGGTCCCTTGGTCTGCCATGATGGCTCCTTTCAGTATGTTTCCGGTGGTGCCGTGGCGGTGCGGTCCGCGATGATGTAGGCGGCGAGCGCGATGCAGAGGGTGAGGATGATGAGCAGGGCGTGCAGGGCGAGCCATTGGATGGGGATCCAGTGGTGGAGGCCGTAGCCGATGATCGGCCGGATGATGGCGTGCGGCACGAGCAGCAGCGCGGTGAGGGTGAACAGTGTGGTGGACCAGTCGCCGACGAGGTTGGATATGTGGTTGATGGTCTGTTTCATTCCGAGGTTCCTTTCGGTGTGTGGCTGTTTCATGGCCGGTTGGCCATCCAGCCGATCAGGATGGCGGCGAAGAGGAGGATCACTGCTGCGATGCTCATCGCCTTGCTTCTTTCGTGGCGACGTATCGGACCGGATGTTCGGAGAGGTGGCGGATGATGCGCGCGTATTGACGGATGTCGCGGTCGAGGCAGGTGCCGGTGCGGTGGGCGCTGGCTGTAGGCGCCTCCTCTTCCGGCTTCACGTCCCAGCCGGCGGCTTCGAGACTGTCGCGGATGGTGGCCATATCGATGCGGTGGTAGTGCAGTGGGAGATTCGGGCAGAGTCGGGTGATGAAGTCGAGGTCGAACTGCGGATTGCTGCCTGCCGGATGGAGAGTGAACGATTGCGCGAGGCTGTCGACGTATTCCTCGAGCGCGTTCGCCGTCGCCTCCTCCGTATACCCGGCGGCGAATGCGTCTTCAAGCAGTCCGTTGGCGCAGTGCATGCGCCACGCCTTGAAGTTCTCATCCGTAATGGATGCCTTGCGGCCTTTCAGTCCGATGACACGGTGGAAACCACCGACGCACCGCACGCCTCTCATGTCGGTGCAACGCAGTTCCACCTCGAGGATCCTGTCACGGTCCGGGTCGAGACCCGTGGTCTCCACGTCCATCCACAGCAGCATGTCGGGCTTGTCAAGGGTCATTCCGTTTCCTTCCTGTCGATGTCGAGCGTGGCGACCTCCATGGCGGTCAGACGGGTCGCGGTACCGTCCATGTTCAGCCGCATCCACCGGCCCTCCCAGTCGAACACCGGCACGTCACGCGGATCCGCGCCGAATGGCACGATCAATCCCAGTCGCTCCGCCTCGGCCACATGCTGGTGGACCCAGCCGTGGCAGCCGGTCGTACCCGAACCGCACAGCTCGATGACGTTGGCGGGACTGTGCCTCACATCCGGATCCGCCGCTCGCCGCAGTTGACGGTGATGGCCGCTGCGTCCAGGCCATCGTGACGGATCGTGGATGTTCGTCCCGCAACGCAGACAATGCCATCCCTGCCGCTCCAAGGCGGCGCGCTTCGAGTCCTCGAACTCACTCACAACGCACTCCCTCCTGAATCAGGCCGTTGACCAGCACCAGGCATGAGGTGCAGTTAGTTCTCAGTCCGGAGGCCATCGCCGCGATACCGTCATCGGCCTTGCCGCCGGCGAGCGCCTGAAGTTCGATGTGGCTGGCGGTTGTGGCCGCGTCGATGAGGAGATTGCGGAGTCTGTCGAGCTGTTCGTTGGTCATCGTTCGTCGGTCTCCTCGTCTTCTTCGGTTTGGTCGGCTTCGTCGATGATGTTGGCGAGCTCGTCGAGGTGTTTGGTCTCGTCATCGGCCGGCATGTAGCCAAGTTTTTCGAGGATTTGGTAGTAGGCGTGGATTCTACGGCTGGTGTCGTTGGCGATGGTCCAGTCTTCGGGATCTATGAACCATTCGAAGCGGGCGGCGAGGATCGACACGGCTTCCAGTGGCCAGTCGTGGGTCTGCAGGCTGATGCGGGCGGCCGTCGGGGCGTCTTCGGCGGTGATGCCGGTGATCTTCTCGTATTCCTCGCGGCTGCCGCTGTGGTCGTTCCAGCTGGTGAGGGCGTCGACGAGACCGCCTGGGAATGGGTCGATGATCTGCAGGAGTCCGAGCCGGGCCGCGGTTTCGACGAGCTTGTCGCGTTTGATGCCGTGGAGGTTGGCGTGGAGCCATGCCATGCGCTTGTCTGCGGATGCGGCGGCGTATTCCTCGAGCGCATGGATCCTCGCGTCGCGTTCGGCCCGTTCGAGCGCCCGTCGTTCCTCCTCGGCGCAGGCGGCGGCCCGGTCCCGACGGTGCCACAGGTAGATCTGGCGGGTCTCCTCGTGGATGGAGACCGCGTCGGGTCGTTGCTCCCGGAGGTACTCCAACGTCTCTTCGGGTGTGCCGGAGGCCGCGCCGACCCAGCCGTCGTAACGCCATTCGGGGTCGTTGAACGTTTTTTCCGGTTCCGGGATGAGGTTAAGGCCGTTGGTTTCGTCCCCGAGGAGCGCGGCGACCGATTCGACCCATCGGCGGTCACGGTCCTCGCGTTCGATGTTGCGGAGGACGTAGTCGAAGTTCGGGGTGCCGGCCGCCTGCGCGAGCTTCTTCTGACGGTCCGGTTGGCCGTCGTATCGGCTGATGGCGATCAGCTGGCCGATGGTGAGCTGGTCGAAGTCGCTGCGGGTCCGGCGGATTTCGGCGGGGATGCTGGCGGCTTTGCTGCGGTCGCGCACGTAGTCGTCGCTTCGGCCGAGCCGATGCGCCACGCCGGCGGTGGTGGCTCCCAGATCGAGCATGCCCTGGATGGCGTCAGCCTCCTCAAGCACGGTCAACTGCTCACGCTGCGTGTTCTCCGTGACCATGGCTTCGAGCTGCTGCAATGGGTCGAGCTGGAGCACGAAGCATGGGATGGCTCCGGTTCCGGCCTGTTTGCATGCGGCGAGCCTGCGGTGGCCGGCGATGACACGGTAGCGGCTGCCGTTGGGTATGACGCTGAGGGGTGAGAGGAGTCCGTTGGCCTTGATGCTGGCCGCGAGGTCGGACACGTCGCCGATGTTTTTGCGTGGATTGTCTGGGTGCGGGTCGATCAGGCTCGTGTTGATGAGCTTGATCTGGTTGCTCTGGTGGTAGTTGCTCATGATTGTTTCTCCTGTTCGTTGAGTTGGTTGGCTGCCTGGACGCAGGCTTTGTACCATTCGCTTGGGTTGCCGGTGCGGAGGCTGCCGGTGTGGTCGTATTCGTTTTCGTGGGGGTCCATGATCCGGTGGACGTGTTCGCAGTCCCAGGTGTGGCGGTGTGGTCGGGTTGGTGTGGTGGGTTCGGGTGCCCAGGTCTGCCATTGGTCGCGGAGCCATGTGTTGAGCCGTGGGATGTGTCCCGTGCGGATTTGGCCGTCGTTGACGGCTCGCCGGTATCGGCGGACTGCGGATTGGAGTCGGGCGAGCTGGGCGGGGTTCTCGGCGATTTTCACGTACAGGCTTCGGGCTTCGAGGTCGGGTTTGCGGCCTTTCGTGCCGACGGTGCCGGGATAGGTTTCGGCGAGCCGCTCGTAGCCGGCGTCCGGCGGTTCGGTTCCGGTTTGCTTCGGTTTGCCGGCGGGAGGGGTCGGGAAGGGTATATCGGTATAGGTATCGGTTTTATGCCACGTTTTTGCTTGGCTGTTTGCTAGCAACTTGCTAGACGTTTCGCTACCGTCCTGCTCCCCGTTCGCTAGCAACTTGCTAGACGTTTCGCTACCGTCCTGCTCCCCGTTCGCTAGCAGGTTGCCGGACGTTTGCTTGGCTTTCCGGTTGGCGGCCTTGCTTCGTCCTCCCCTGCTTCCGGCCTTGCGGCGCGCTTCGAGCTGCTCCGGCGAGAGCGTCTTGGGCTCCTTGCAGATGCCCTCGGCGTAGACGGGACGCCAGCCGCCGTCATGCTCCTCCATGAGGCCGGCGTCGATGAGCTGCTGGAGCTGTTTCATGGTGCCGCCGGCGTCCTTGAGGTCCAGTTTGTCGAAGCGGCCCGGATACGCGTTCGGATCCCTGGACTGCATCGAAACGCCCTTGGAATGGATGACGCACAGCTTGACCCACAGGCCGACCGTGGCGAGCGGCAGACGGCGGATGCGCCTGTCGTCGGCCATCTGATCGTCGATGATGAACCACATTTCCCTTGCTCCTTCCGTGGTTCAGTCGATCTCGCCGGTGTCCGGATCGACGTGTTCCATGTCGAGGCTGCGCCGCAGGTCGTCGATGAGGATCATCTGACGGCTGCCGGCCGGCTTCGCGCACATGGTCTCCATCGCCAGCCCGGCATCGACGATGCGCTGCGCGAGGTCGGCGCAGTCGTAGACCGCCTCGGTGACGGTGTGGATCCCGCCCCATTTCTCGATGTATTCCTTCTTGGTCCTGGTGTCCATGCAGGTGCGGCACGCCTTGAGCACGCCGGCCGCGGCCTTGGTGATCTGCTGTGTCTTGCCGATGAGGTCGATGAGCAGGTCGGGTGTGGCCTCCTGCGGGATGAGCGCCTGTTGTTCCGTTTCCCTCATGATTCGTTTCCTTCCCCTTAGAAGTCCGGCTCGCCGCTCGTGCCGGACCCGCCGAATGATGACCGGTCGGCCGGCGGCGCGGCCCATGGATCGTCCGCCGGCGGCCGCGCGGGTTGCTGTGGCCGTTGACTCCAGCCTCCGGCGCCGGTGTTGATCGTCGGGGTCTGCGCGGCGGGATTGCCGTAGACCGGACCGTCCTGGCGGGCGGTCTTCGTGACCTGCGCCGTCGCGTATCTCAGGCTGGGGCCGATCTCGTCGACCTGCAGTTCGATGACGGTACGGTTGGATCCGTCCTGCGCCTGATATGAGTGCTGTCGGAGTCGGCCCTGCGCGATGACGCGCATGCCCTTGGCCAAGGACTGCGCGCAATGCCGTGCGAGGTCGTTCCAGGCCGAGCACCGCATGAAAAGCGTCGGCCCGTCCTCGTATTGGTTGGTCTGCTTGTTGAATGTGCGCGAGGTGTCGGCAATGGTGAAGCTGGCGACCTGCGCCCCCTGCCCGGTGGTCCTCAGTTCGGGGTCGGCGGTGAGGTTGCCGGTGATGTTGAGTACGGTCTCGCCTATGGCCATGTCAGTCTCCCCTCACGTATCCGGCCGGCGCAGGGCCGAGCTGGCTTGGATCCTTGGCCTTCCACGCGCATTTCGCGCGGAGGCATCCGGCCTCGCGGTCGATGACGACGTCGCCGAAACGCGCCGGCGCGACCATGGTGAGGTCCCAGCCGCGGTCATGGTTGAGCTTGCTGACGGTCTCGTAGAGCTCCGCGATCAGCTCGCCGGAGCTCATGCCGACGCTGTCGGGCGTCAGCGGCCACTCGAACCACCGCTCGCCCTCCGGCCTGTATGTCTGTCTCATTCGCGGACTCCTTGTCGTGTCTGGTGGATGGTCGTGCCGGGGCGTGGTTTCGGACCACGTCATCCGTTCGCCGGCGTGTCCCGGACACGCCGATCCATGGCGCCCGCCGCCATCGCGGGCCCCGGCAGGGGCCGGTCGGAGGGAGAAGGGAGAAGATGACCGACCGGCTTGGTTTTAACGTCTTTTCCTTGACAGGTGGGCGGCTCCCGCGGGGCGAATGACGAGTGCCTGCAATGTGAATGCGGGAGCCGCCCAGGTCCTATTCGTCGCCGTCGCCATGCTCGGCGAGCCAGCGCCTGACATGCGGACTGTCGGACAGCCGGCACATGACGAGCAGGGCGGGCGGCAGGACCGCCACGGGCACGGCGAGCAGATGCTCGACCGGATGCGTGCAGGCCGACGTGCCGAACAGCACGTAAAGGGCCAGCAGCCACGCCACGGCCAATAGCTGCATGAGGATCACGGACAGGAGACGCCTCATGGCTCCTCCTTCCGGTTGGCGTGTCGTGCGAGTTCCAGCGTCTCGTCCCTCAGGGCCTCGATGTCCTTCAGGATCTCCCAGAGGACGGGTGCCAGCTCTCCCCTCGTCGGGGTTGTCGCTTCGGCTCGTTTCGGACCACAGGGACATCGCCGCGTAGCTTGCGGCGTCGAGCCTGCGGTGGAGGCGTCTTGTTCTGATGCGGGTGGATAGTCTCATCGTGATGCCGCCCTACCTGTTCGGACGATCCCGCCGCCATCGAGGTGTCTCCTGTGCGGCAGGAGGTTCATCACGAACCCGCCGCCATCCATCCAGCTCATCGCATGCTCCTTGTGCAGTCGGTCTCGCCGGCCTCGAGCCATTCGTCGACCGCGTCCTGCGGGTAGAGGATCATGCGGCCGTGCTTCACGAACCGTGGTCCCTGTCCGCGGAACCTCAGTTGGGCCAGATACGCCTGCCTAGTTCTGACCTCCGCCGGGGTTTCGGCGCCGAAGAGTCGTGCCACCTGGGCGGTGGTCATCATCTGCCGTAACGCCATCACGCACCCCCTTGTCGTGTGTGTTGCCGGGCGGCGTTAGGAGAACCGCCCGGCCCTCTCCTAAGATCGGTGTCATCCCGCATTTGCGACGTGCGGGCCGAACAGTTAGGAGAAGGATCGATGAACCCGGCCGAATACATGCTGCAGTTCTTCAAGGTCGAGGAACGAAGCGAAGATTTTGATGATGGAATATCCACCGCTTTCTGGCAGATGCACGACACGGAGGCATGTCTGAACAACCTGATCGGCATGAACGTCAAACGCCTAGGAACCACGAAAAACGTCATTCCGCAAATCTGGCAGAAGCTATGGGAGTCGTACACCAGTCCGACGGGAAACGGATACTTGGCCGGTTTCTCAATGTCCCCGCAACGCGACATTTCTCTGGATGCGGCTGAAGCGCAGGCGTTGGAGATCATCGCTGACAAGTCACCCGCAACGCCTATCTCCATTGCCGAGGAAAGGAAAGAATCCGTATCGGGTTTCCTCGACAAAGCACTGGACGCGATTCGTGAGGACGATACCCTGCCAACATCGCTACGCATATACGTGCTCAATCTCATTTCCGAAGCCAGAAGAAATCTCGACGAATGCACCATCGGGAAGGAATTCAAGCTCGAGGCTTCCCTACATGCCTTGTTCGGCGTGCTGTACATGGCTGAGACGCAAACCAAGAAACCGACCGTGTGGGAGAAACTAAAGGAAAGCATCGCCAAGCCTTTCATCGCTGCGTTGCTTTCCGAAACCGCGCACCAGCTTGTGGAGGCTGGGGACGCTTTCCTTCAACTCCCTCAGTAGCGAAGTCGTTTTTACGGAAAACAAGGAGGTTCTCATACAGGTTCTTTTCCTGCAGCCATCTGTTTGATGCCTGCGAGGCGACCATCAGCATCGCGAGACCGAAGAGGATCTCCCATCGTTCCATACGCCGGATGCCAAGGATCAGGCAGACCAGACCCGTCGCCATGTAGATTAGTGGGAATATCGCGTTGAACGGGTTCGGTTTACGAAGAGGCATGCGCGCCGATGAGCCGTAGTCGTCCGCACGTGGGAATTCCAGCTCTTCGCGGACGGCTTTGCCTATCGCGCCCAGCATTGCCGGATGCAGACGTTCGAATTCCTCGACGGAGATTGGGTTCGTGGATTCATCCGGCGTCTCGGCAGGAATGTTGATGCTCATTTCGGATTCTCCTTTCGGTTCAAGCGCTAGCGAGCGCCGTCTGCTCTTGGATTGCATTTGAAAGGATTTCGCAAGGATCTGCACCGCTTTCATAGACAGCCGCCAGCCACATGCGAAGTGGCATGTCTTTTTTCTTGTCCAGAAGTTTGGAGATCGTTAGTCGATTGAATCCGCTTCGGTCGGCGATGCTGGTCATCGTTGTTTTTGTGAGAAGAACATTTGTTCTAGTTCTGCTAACGACGTTGGCGGCGAGCGCTTCGCAGTCAATCTCTTTTTGAGTCTCCATTGGTGTTGCCTCCTGTGATTTCACATGTCATCATTCGACGTCTACTATGGTTGCACGTGCTATAGGTTTTCGCAAATTCGGCGTGTCGCGTGCCATCATTATCGGCAAGTGCTATCTTTTGAACATGGATAAGATACGCAGGACAAGCAGCGATGAAGCCACTTCCTCAATCATCGATGAGCTTTTAACCGACAGAGGATTCGGAAATCGGGAATTCGACAGAGCAACACATGGCGCAATCACCTACAGTCGGATCCGAGATATTCGCAGCGGCCTCCGTGGTCCAATCAGACTTTCAGAATTCCTAATCATCTGCCAAGCCTGTGATATCGATCCGGTCGCAACCCTGAGGAAAATCATCGAGACCGCCCGCAGGTACGAAGCCCAACAAGCCCGCGCTCGCCGACCCCGGACCACGGACGAGCTGATCGACCGCATCGCCGCGCACCCGGAAGACTACGACACGGCCGCCCACAAGGACCCGAACAAGACCCTCGAAGCGGAGACCCCGCGAGACTGAAATTTTTATCCAAACCAACCACAAACCAAAGAAAGAAGAGAACCATGCACAAAAAGACAATCGCAACGGCCATCGCCGCCCTGCTCGCCCTCGGACTCGGCGCATGCGGCAACACCAACGACACCAAAACCACCGACACCAACAACCCAAGCCAATCACAGACGGAAAAGACACCGGCAGAACAGCCGGCCGACCTGACCGGCACATGGAAACAAACCAACTCCGGCAGCGACGACTCCTGGATGGAAGCCGAAATCACCACCGACACGATCACAATCCAATTCGTCAGCGACAACGGCGACACGAAAAGCCTGTACTGGAAAGGCACCTACAACGCACCCGACAAGGCCGGCGACTGGAAATGGACGAGCCAGGGAGACACCGAGGCGATGCAGGCCTCCCTGCTCGGCTCCCAGGACGCTACCAAGGACTTCACCTACACCAAGACGAACGGCGTCAGCTGGGAAACCACCATGATGGGCACCACCACAGCGGTGAAGACCGCCAAACAGTGAACGACGATCCACACAACACGCTCGAGACGGAGCCCCAAGGGATCGAACCCGTACAAGTCCGAACGACCTGGAAAACCGAATGGTTCAAAACTATTGGGAACATTAGCACTAGACCATTTTGTTGACGCCAACAAAATGGTCGACCACGAAAGGAACGGAAAGATGGACAGAAACGACATCGAACAACACGCGAATACGCTCGACTCCATCATGCACACCGACGACAACGAAGTGGAATTCTGGTACGCACGCGACCTGATGGAACAAATGCGATACTCCGAATGGAGAAACTTCAGCAAGGTCATCGAAAAGGCACGGGTCTCATGCAGCAACGCAGGACAGCCGATCGACGCGCATTTCCGCGATACCAAACGAGACGTGGAACTCGGAAGCGGCGCCATCCGCTCCATCGACGACGTGAAACTCACACGCTACGCCTGCTACCTGACGGCCCAGAACGGCGACCCACGCAAGGAAGAGGTCGCACTGCTGCAAAGCTATTTCGCCGTACAGACACGCACCGCGGAACTACTGGAACAACGCATGGGCGAGATACTGCGCATCGCCGGACGGCACGCGCTGACCGCCGAGGAGAAACAGCTCAGCTCCCTCGCATACCAGCGCGGAGTCAACGAAAGGGACTTCGGCATGATCCGCTCACGCGGCGACCAGGCACTGTTCGGCATGAGCACCACCGACATGAAACTCAAACTCGAAGCGCCGAAAGGTCAGCCGTTGGCCGACAGGCTCCACCCCATCGCGGTGACCGCCAAGCAACTCGCCACCCAGATGACGAACTACGGGATCCAGGAACGGGACCTGCACGGAACGCCCGCGATCACCCGCGAACACGTGGACAACAACAAGGCGGTACGCAAAAGCCTCATCGACCGCGGCATAGCACCCGAGGACCTCCCCGCAATGGAGGACATCAAAAGGGTCGAACGCAGGGCGAAACGCGACGAGAAACGCATCGAAGGCACGGGATTCAGGGACGAGGACACGAAAACAGGTGAATGACGACACCCTATCTGCCTGGGCCGCGACCATGGGAGTGCGCATCGAGGAACGTAGGCTGGCCGGCGACGGATGCGGCCTCTACTACGATCCGCTCCGCCTCGTCATCCTCGATGAACGGCTGGCAGGCCACCAACGCCGCTGCACCTTATGCCACGAACTCATACACGCCCGGCATCATGATCCCGGATGCGGCACCCAATACGGAACCAGATGCGAGCGACGATGCCGTAGGGAGACCGCGTTGGCGTTGATCAGCCCCGTGGACTACGGGCTGGCGGAACGAATGTACGAGGGCGACAGGTGGATGATGGCCACGGAACTGGGCGTGACCCTGCAGGTATTGGACGATTACAGGCAGGCATTGCATGACATAGGCGCGTGCATCCGCTAACGTGTTTCATCCGGCGAATATTTTGCGATGATGACCACACCCATGCGATCCACCGCATCCTTATACAGCCCTATACAGGCTTATAGACCCTTATATTCATTTAGAATCCTTATAAAACGAGCCCCTGCCTCCCACATCCGCCGCGAGCGCCGTAGGCATTAGATTCTGAATACATATCACATCACACTGCCATAGTCTTTATCGTTATGTTTTCAGGATTTCTATTATTTTGGCTTAGATTCTAACCGATTTTAAAGCTTAGATTCTAAACAGTGTGCTATGATCGTAGACATGAATGAATCTGATTGCAATCCTCGCAAACGACACGTGGTCTTCCAGAAACTGAACATCACCCCGTCCTCAATCCCGATCATCTCCCTTATCACGTCCATCAAGAACGTCAGGGCCAACGGCCTCGACCTATCCCCCGACTACCAGCGAGGATATATCTGGTCGAATGACTACAAGGACCAGCTCATCCTCAGCATCATCCTGAACTACCCCATCGGCAATATCGTCATCAACTACCTCGACCATCCGAACCAGCGCAACGCCAAGCAGGAACTCGTGGACGGCAAGCAGCGCCTCACCACCATCTTCCGCTTCATGGAGGAAGGCAACGTCGGCCAATGGCTCGACAACTACGATGACTGGTTTCAGCTCAGCAAGAAGACCTCGGACCGGGCCAAGGAGATCATCGACCGCATCGTCGGAGACTCCGACCCCGACGGACTTGCCCGCATGCACAGGGCGAAACGCCTATCGTTCTCCGACCTGCCGAGCAGCATCCAGATGAATTTCAACGCTTACAACATCCCCGTGTACACTATGCAGGCCGCGGATCCCGCACAGATCCGCAACTACTTCAAGGTTCTGCAGAATCAGGAGAAGCTGCGCGCCGGGGAAATCATCCATGCGCTTCCGGACAATCCGATGAGCATGCATTTCGACCGGATCCCGGCCGAGATGTTCCTCGCGAGGACGGGATGCTCGGGCTTCAAACGCGCGGAACTGGAGAAAGTCTACTATTCCGTTCTCGGCACATGGTTCGACAAGATCCAGATCAACGCCAGCGACAAAACGGTGATCTCCTTCGTGGAGAACATGCCGGACCTCACCGAAGAACAGATCGCGTATATCAACGATCTGAACTCCGGCATCTTCTCGATCTCGCGACTGCCAGGGGCGATGCCGAAGATCCGCTCGTCCAAGCGCATGCTCAAGCTCATCTTCGGCCTGTCGCTGCATGCTCCCGGATATTTCTCCACCACGGACGCGTTCTCCAGGCTTCAGGCCGTCTGTGAGCTATCATCGAAGCTTGCCGCGTTCAACACCAGCGACTCCGACCAAGTGGCCTTCTCGAAATATTTCGGAGCCGAATACACTCTGGACAAGGAGAACTTCGAGACCCGGAAGGCATGCGTGTACCGGGCTTTGTTCTGGAGCACGTCGCGCGTGTCCTCCCGCACCGCATACGTCGACGCGATGGAAATCCTACGACGCATGTTCACCGAATCGTTCGACTCAGCCTTCGAGTACTACACCGCGCACAACATGGCCAAATGAACACGAACCGTCGCATTCGTACGCCACGAGCGTCGTGACCAAATCTCGGATGATCCGCTCGTGCCGAGATACGAAGACCCGCCACCACAGGAGCTCACGGCTGACACGGACGGTAATCGCGACATCGAAGCCGAAACACCGGACGAATAGAGGAACCAGACCCACTCCCACTAATGATAGGCGAATCAAAAAACGTTGAAAGGACAACGAAATGCCAACGGACAAGCCATCATTGACCACGGAAGAACAACACGACTGCGACCGCCTCCTCTTCAAATCACAGGAGGCATTCATACTCGCCGTCGAATTGTTCAACAGACCCACCATCCGCTACAGGGTCGAAGGATGCGCGTTCTTCCTATGCAACGCATGGGAGCTCATGCTCAAGGCATATCTGATCAAACGCGACGGATACGAGTCCATTTTCTATCCAGGCAAGACGCAGCGCACGCTTTCCCTGGCAGACTGCGTCAAAAAGGTCATGACCAACGACAAGGATCCCGTCCGGCTTAACCTCGAATCCATCGACGAACTGCGCAACACGGGTACGCATTTCGTGGTCGAGGAATACGAAATCACCTATGGTCCGATATTCCAAGCCAACATTCGCAACTACGACGCCAAGCTCCGCGACTGGCATGACATCGAGATATGCGACAGTATACCCGACAACTATCTCGTGCTCTCCGTCAACCGCACCGACCTTGACGGAGAGACGCTGCGCGCCAAATACACTCCGGAAATCGCGGAGCGCCTGCTGCGCATGCAGAGATCCATAGACCAGACAGCCGAGGCGGAAAACAACACCAAGTACTCGGCCTACTTCCATACCGAATTCGTCTTATCCAAAAAACATGGCATCCCGATTCACGTGGATAGCAATGCCGACACGCATGCGCGCATCATCAAACAGCTCGTCAAACCGACGGACAGGTACCCCTACCGGATGAATAAGCTCATCGAGCTGGTCAACCGAAACCTCAAACGCCGTGGCGTCAGCTTCGTATACAAGGACGACCAGAACGCCAAATTCAACAAATACCATTTCGGACTCTTCATCACCTGCTATGACATGAAACAGACCGAAAAATACTGCTACGACCGTTCATCACCAGAGGAACAGAACAAGGGAAGTCATTCGTACATCTATTCGGAGCAGGCCGTCACATTCATCGTCGATGAGATAGCCAAGGATCCACAGCACATCATCCAAAAATTGAAGGATAAAACGAAGAGGATGGGAAAATGATACAAGGCCAACCCCAGGAGCAAAGGAATTCTCGACCCAAAGTCTTACTCCCATTCGGGAACCCAGCTGTCATCCACTCAAGTTGACCTTGTACACACAAACCTACACCAGACATGTAACAACCATTCCGAACCACTGAAAAAGTACGGCGTGTCCACCATCCGCGACGAACGATCCGACCACCGGGCAACACATATTCGCCGAGCCGACGCACGAACCATCGAAAGCATGCCGGAGTATGGTTCCGAGACCCCGGATTGGACCGGGACGGACAGTGCGCGCGCTAGTTCCTCGCTGTTCGGGGATGTTATCTCTCCTTGTCCTTCTCCACTTTCACCCGGCCGATCATTGACGTCACGAGACGGCTTCTCGTCTGCCGGGACAGGTTTGCCTGCGCGTTCCGCATCGACTCCATGCGGCAATTCTCCAGTTGGCGCGTCCCGCTCAATCCTGGAATCGTCATTATTCTCATCATCGTCTTCATGCTCATCGTCCACGGCACCTCCCTTTTGCCTTCAATCTACCGGTGGGCAGATGTCACTGTCAACGTTTTTGGCGAGTTGCCGGTAATGTCAGTAATGTTAATCAATGTCAGTCATAAGCGCATGCGCATCATGCTGCACTTCACCGCCGGGCGAAAGAACCATGGGGGACATGCGCGGTCCGGTCATCCGATGTCGTTTTCCGGTTCCGGACATTTGAAAGAGGCTCCACGAGGTCGCATGGAGCCGTGAGGTGGTGCGTGATGGCGGTGATCGATTCGTACATGCTGAAGGCCGGCAGGCGATGGAGGGTTACCTACCGCAAGCCGGACGGGTCGCAGACATGCAAGCGAGGCTTCCTGCGCAAACGCGACGCGCAGGAATGGGCCGCGGAGCATGTGACGATGGCGGTCGCACGGGGCGGCTTCATCGACCCGCAGGCAGGCAGGGTCACGGTCGGCGGCCTATGGCCGGCATGGATCGCGAAGAAACGCGTGTCCTCGAAGGCGAGCTACGTGGAATCCCTGGAACGCGCATGGCGCGTGCACGTGGAACCCAAATGGGGCGTCCGGCGGCTCTCGTCGATCCACCGCAGCGAGGTGCAGGAATGGGTCACCGGCCAGGCGCAGGGCAAAAGCGCGACCGTGGTGCTGCGCAACCTCGGCATACTGCGGGGCATCTGCGCCGACGCATGCGCCGACCGTCTCATCGCATCCAACCCATGCGCCGGGATCGAGACCCCGCGCAAGAAACGCAAGGACCACACGTACCTCACCGTCGAACAGTTGTTCCGCCTCGCCGACGAATCCGGCGAACGCCGCACGATGGTGCTCGTGCTCGGCCTGTGTGGGCTGAGATGGGGCGAGATGGCCGGGCTGCACGTCGCCGACGTGGACTTCGTCCGGCATCGGCTGAGCGTCAGAAGGAGCGCGACCACGGTGGGGCACGGCGTGGTGGTGGATCTGCCGAAGTCCGGCGGGACGAGACGGGTGGTGTTCCCGGGCGTGCTGGACGGGCCGTTGCGCGACCAGTGCGGTGGAAGGGATGGCGGCGAGCCGTTGTTCCCCGCGCCGGACGGAGGGTATCTCGTCCGCACGGCGCAGCCGAACGACAGGACGAAGTGGTTCTGGTGGGCGAAGAGGCGTGCCGGCGTGCCTGCCGGCCTGACCTATCACGACCTGCGTCACACCGCCGCGAGCCTCATGGTCAGGTCCGGCGCGAACGTCAAGGCGATCCAGAACCAGCTCGGGCATGCGTCGGCGG